TCACAGGTAGCAATAGCAAAACGACTAAATGTTCCTCTTGAGGAATATGCAAAATACGTGTAGGAGTTAGATAATGACAGAACAAAACGAGAACACAACTCGCCAAACAACTAGAAGTAGAACTTCACGAAACAGTGAAACCCGAAAAAGGGAGTCTCGAAGACAACCTTGGAGGCCACCTTCAGCTCTTGAAGCACCTCCAGCACCAGAGGGTTATAAGCATCGTTGGATTCGTGCAGAAGTTATGGGCTTTGATGATAGAAAGAACATATCTGCAAGAATGCGCGAAGGATGGGACTTAGTGAGAGCCGAGGATTATCCTGAGTTTGATGCTCCGACCATTGAAGATGGGAAACACGCAGGAGTGATTGGTGTAGGAGGTTTACTACTAGCAAGAGTGCCTATTGACATTGTGGAAGAACGCAATGCTTATTTTCGGGGAATGACCCGCGATCAGATGACTGCTGTTGATAACGATTTAGCGCGAGAACAGCACCCAGCAATGCCTATCAGTAAACCTGATCGGCAAACAAGTGTAACATTTGGAGGCCCCCGTAAAGAGGAGGGCTAGGAGATAATAAATTATGGCTAATATAAACGGAGCTTTTGGTCTTCGTCCTATCGCTAAGTTAGGGCAAGGAACTAATTCTACGGGTACTACAGGCTATACTCCTTATGAAATTGCATCTGATAATTCAAATCGAATTTACCAAGGTATGCCAGTAATTCCTTTAAGCACAGGTTTTATCGACCGTGTAGGAGCTGCGGCAGGTGGTTCGGTTAGTTTAGTAGGTGCCTTCATGGGTTGTGAGTTTGTATCTAGTACAACTGGTAAAGTTGTATTTTCTAATAACTGGCCTGGCTCAGGTGCTGATAGTAATCACCCTGTAAAGGCTTTTGTTGCAGATGACCCTAATCAACTATTTTTGATTGCGTCTGATGCTTCACTAACTAGTGAAGCAACTACAAGGGCTGCTGTATTTGCTAATGCCAACTTTTCAAGTGGTCAAAGCGGAGACAATACTACTGGTATGTCTTCAGCTGCGTTAGCGGTCAGCACTATTGCAACGACTAATTCACTGCATCTCAGAATTATGGGTTGGCAAGAAGACCCCTCTAATGAAGATTTTGCATCAGCGGGTATAGGACTTATCGTGCGTTTGAACAATAGTTTCAACGCTCCTACTGGTTCTATTGCTGCTGGAACACCATCAACTACTGGCGTATAAGGAGGTTAAAACATGGCTATTAGTAGAGCACAATTAGCGAAAGAGCTAGAGCCTGGCCTCAATGCCCTTTTTGGGATGGAGTACGCTAGGTATGACGATGAACACGCGGAAATCTATGAAACAGAGTCTTCAGACAGAGCGTTTGAAGAAGAAGTGATGCTTACAGGTTTTGGGTCTGCACCCGTTAAATCTGAAGGTGCTGCTGTTACATTTGATGATGCAAAAGAGGCTTTTACAGCACGATATACTCATGAGACTATTTCTTTAGCTTTCTCAATTACTGAAGAAGCAATTGAAGATAATCTTTATGATCGTCTTGCAAGCCGCTATACCAAAGCATTAGCTAGAAGTATGGCACACACTAAACAGGTTAAGTCTGCTGCGGTATTAAATAACGCATTCGATAGCACTATTACAGGTGGAGATGGGAAAGAGCTTTGTGCTACAGACCACCCTCTAACTAACGGTAATACTTTTCGAAATGAGTTAAGCACGGCTGCTGACTTGAACGAAACAAGTTTAGAAAACTCTTTAATTGACATTTCTGCGTTCGTAGATGAGCGTGGACTTAAAGTGTCGGTAAGAGGTACTAAACTTATTGTACCACCTGCGTTACAGTTCGTTGCAGATAGATTATTAGAATCTACTCTACGACCAGGAACCGCAGATAACGACATCAACGCTTCTCGTAACATGGGAATGTTGCCTGAAGGTTATGTTGTTAATCACTATCTTACAGATTCAGACGCTTTCTTTATTAAGACAGATACCCCAAGAGGTTTCTTGCACTTTGAAAGATTGCCAATGTCAACTAAGATGGAAGGTGACTTTGATACAGGTAACATGAGATTTAAGGCTCGAGAGCGTTATAGCTTTGGTTTCTCAGATCCACGTTGCGTATTTGGTTCGCCAGGTGCATAAATGATTAGGGGGAGCTAGTCTCCCCCATTAATCTGGGAAATAACTAGCCCTAGCGACTGTCCCAGCAGACGCTTACCAAGACTCTAGGGCGAAACCTTTGGTAAGGAGGATATTTAAATGGCAGTACATTTTACTGGCCCAGTGCTTTACGCAGGTAAAGACGGACAAAGACAATGGTTTGAAAATTTACCAGTAGCGAACAATCCTGACTATTTAATGTACATGGATGATTTTACTGGTATCGCATTAGACACTACTAACGATTGGACATTAATAAAGGACAGTTCAGCTTCAGGTGCTTTAGGTGCAGACGCTGAAAATGGTACGTTAGTTTTAAGTTCTCAAGCAACTACTGATAATGACGGTGCTTCTGTTCAAGGTAACGAAATATTTGCGTTATCTTCTACTCGTGATATTTGGTTTGAAACTAAATTATTTGTCACTGATGCAGAAGGCGATGCTATGGACGTTTGCGTTGGTTTAACAGTTAACTTTGCTACTAATCCAGAAGCTATGCTAACCGCAGCAGATAGAATAGTATTTCAGATAGATGACGGTGATAGTAATATTGATTGTGTCACCGAAAAAGACGGAACAGCCACAACTACTGATTCAGGTATTGATATTGTAAGTGGCACATCTGTTACTTTAGGTTTTCATGTAAAAGGAACTGGAAGTGTTGAGTTTTTTGTAAATAGAAACAAAGTTGCAACACATACAGCTAATCTTCCTGATAATGAAAATTTAGCTATTGGTGCGATGGAATTATCTGGTTCCGCAACAGGAACCAAATCAATGACTATTGATTACCTGATGGCTGTACAAAACAGATAAAGGAATAAAAAATGGCTGAAACTAAAAAAGCCTCAAGCACGACTAAGCCTAAGATTACAAAGAAAAGCACTCCCGTTCCTCCGAAGGGGAGTGCTGAGTACAAATCTTTGGTTTTACAAGGCAAAATTAAAGAAAAATAGGAGGTCAACATGGCTGACGCTGTAGCCGTAACGACTATTGAGGATGGCCCAAGAAATGCCGTTTTTTATCTTACTAATATTAGTGATGGAAGCGGTGAGGCTAATGTAAAAAAGATTGATGTATCGGCATTGTCTAGTTTACAAGACGGCACTGCTTGTACTGGTGTTAGGATAACTAAAATAACTTATTCTAATGTTGGTATGGGAGTAAAATTAACTTTTGATGCAACAACCGATGTGTTGGCAATTCAATTAGCTGCTGATTTATCTGATACATTAGATTATACCAATATAAACGGTTTTCCAAATTATTCAGGTAGTGGTAAAACTGGAGATGTTCTGTTAACCACCGTAGGCCACTCATCTGGAGATAGTTATAGTATTGTTATTCAATGTATAAAAGAATTTTAGGAGCATAATGTGGCAACTTCAGGTTCAAGTGATTTTAATTTAGATATGGCTGAAATCACTGAAGAGGCTTTTGAGCGTTGTGGATTAGAATTACGCACAGGATATGATTCTAAAACTGCAAGACGTTCTTTAAATCTTGTTTTTGCAGATTGGGCTAATCGTGGTTTAAATTTATGGACAGTAGAGCAGGTAACACAAACCTTAGCTAATTTGTCCACTAGTTCAGGTATATCCACTTATCCGATTGGTGCAATTACTATGACGGTGGCAGATAGCTCTAGTTTTAGTGTTGGTGAAACCATTACGGGTGGCACTAGCGGTTCTACGGCTAGTGTTATTACTAAACCTAGCTCTACAACATTTACTATTACTATTCCTAGTGGTGACTTTACGGCATCAGAAACCATTACTGGTTCGTCTAGTTCTGCTACAACTACTGTTTCTGCTAATCCTAGTTTGACAGATGCTCAGTCAACGGTAGATTTGTTAGAAGTTGTGATTAGACGAGATAATACAGATATTAACGTAAGTAGAATATCTAGGGCTGAATATTTAAATATTCCTAATAAAACACAGCAAGGTAGACCTACTCAATATTTTGTAGATAGATTAATTACACCGACAATAAATTTATGGCCGACACCAGAAAATTCTACGGATCAGTTAATTTTTTATAGGGTAAAAAGAATACAAGATGCTGATGCTGCAACTAATAATCCAGATGTTCCATTTAGGTTTTTGCCTTGCTTGGTAGCTGGTTTGGCATATCATCTTGCGATAAAAAAATCACCTCAAAGAATAGGTGTGTTAAAAGATATTTATGAAGAAGAATTTGCTCGAGCTGCGGCTGAGGATGGCGAAAGAACTGCGCTACGTCTAGTTCCATCTTACTCATCATTGAATATATAATGGCTAATTTTGCTTCTGGAAAACACGCTTTAGGCATATCTGATAGATCAGGTAGAACTTATAAGTTACGTGAGATGATTAAGGAATGGAACGGTTTATTAGTAGGAAAAGATGAATATGAGTCTAAACAACCTCAACTAGAGCCTAGACACACGAAAGCTGATCCTCAAGCGTTACGTCAAAGTAGACCAGACAGGACAGAACCTGCGTCTGAAGTATTATTACCTTTTAATGGGTTTAGAACAGGTGATAGTGGCTCGGCAATAATTACTGTTGCAGAGCCTGGTCACGCTAGAACCACAGGGGATACAGTTAGATTTAGAAATGTAGAAAACTTTGATGGCTTCACTGAATCTGTAATAGAGTCATCTTCAGGATATTTGATAACAAAAGTGGACGCTGATAGCTACACGTTTACTGCTAGTAGCGGAACTGCTACAACAGGCAGTGTAAAAGGCGGTGGCGGTTTTGCTTCAGCAGGTCCAGTAACAGTGAGCGCATAATATGGCATTTACCTTTACAACATTAAAAACAGCAATACAAGATTACACACAAAATAGTGAAACTACTTTTGTTAATAATTTATCCAGATTTATTTTAAATGCAGAGGAACGCATTTTTAAAGAAGTGCAATTAGATGTATTTCGCAAAAATGTAAATGGTGCGATAACTGCGGGTAATAAGTTTCTAACAAAACCTACTGATTACTTGTCTACTTTTTCCTTAAGTGTTTTAAATAATTCTGAAAATGTTTTTTTATTACGTAAGCACCCTACTTTTTTACAGGATTATACGCCTGATCCAAGTACAACAGGAGTGCCACAATATTATGCAGATTTTGATGAAACTACTTTTTTATTAGCTCCAACACCAAGTTCTGGCTTTAATGCTGAATTACATTATTACCATAAACCAACTTCAATAACCGCAACAAGTGATGGTACAAGTTGGTTAGGAACTAATGCAGAATTAGCTTTATTATATGCTTCGCTAGTTGAGGCTTACACCTTTATGAAAGGTGAGGCAGATATGTTTCAGATATATAATGGAAGATATCAAGAAGCGTTAGCTTATCTTAAAAATCTTGGTGAAGGTAAAAATACTAGAGATGAGTATCGTTATGACAAACTTAGAAAAGAGGTTATTGCTTAATGTTTAATCTTAAAATGGAGTCTAATGTAGGAAGTGTTAGTGTTGTTACTTCTAAAAATAGAGGTCTGAACGCTGAAGAATGGGCCGATATAGCGGTAAATAGAATAGTACAAATTTCAGCCGATACTCCTTTACCCTTACGCGAACAAGCTATTGCATATAAAGGGCGTATAAAAAGTTTATTAATAGGTTACTTTCAACAAGTAGCAAAAAGTGAAAGGTCTACGATCAAACGTGTTTTAGAACAACAAGGTCATTTAGACATCGCAAAAAATATAGAGGATATTTAATATGGCGATTACATCTGCAATGTGTACCTCTTTTAAAAAAGAAATATTAGAGGGAAAACATAATTTTTTAAATAGTGGTGGTGATACATTTAAATTAGCTTTATATACTTCTAGTGCTAGTTTAGGTGCAAGCACCACAGGATATACCACTAGTAATGAGGCTAGCGGCACAGGATATACAGCAAAAGGTAATACTTTAACTAGAGTTGACCCAAGCACTGATGGCACCACTGCAATAACTGATTTTGCTGATACTACATTTTCAAGTAGCTCAATTACGGCGCGAGGAGCTTTGATTTTTAACGAAGATACTAGCGGCGATACCTCTGTTGTCGTGATAAATTTCAGCACAGACAAAACTAGTAGTGCAGGTGATTTTACTATAACTTTTCCAGCTGCTGACGCATCTAACGCTATTATAAGGATAGCTTAAATGGCAATTGGTTGGGGGAGAGATGGATGGAGTGAAGGTTCATGGGGAACCACTGATACATCGATCACAGTAACGGGTTTAAGTGGTACAGGTGCGGTTGGTTCAGTCACTGTAGTTGAAGGTACAGGTGTTACCGTTTCTGTAACTGGTCAATCTGCTACAGGTGCTGTAGGCACAGTAACAGCTACAGGTGGAGCTATTGTTTCTGTAACTGGTCAATCTGGCACAGGTGCTGTAGGCTCAGTAACTGTTGTATTAGGTATTACTGTTTCTGTAACAGGTCAATCAGGGACAGGTGCTGTAGGCTCAGTTACTATAGTTGAGGGTACGGGGGTCGATGTAACTCTAACAGGTCAATCGAGCACAGGAGTAGTAGGATCTCCTACTATTGTTGAAGGAACAGGTGTTGATGTGACTTTAGACGGTCAATCAGCGACTGGTGAGGTAGGAGTTTTATTAGGTTGGCTCGAAATAGATGATTCTCAAAGTATTACTTATGCAAATATTAATGACTCTCAGAGTATTACTTATTCACAAATAGATGACTCTCAACTAGTAAATTTTATTGAAATAACTCCTAGTGATAGTGTAACTTATTCAGAAATAGAAAATGCAGAGACAACAATATTTATAGAAATTGACGACTCACAAGATAGAGCAGCATAGGATTAAATACAATGGCTAGTACATTTACAACGAATTTAGGTATAGAAAAACCAGCAACTGGAGATAAAGCTGGAACATGGGGAACCATGACAAATACCAACATGGACTTAATTGATGAAGCAACTAATGGTGTAGTTAGTATTACATTAGCAGCAACAGGTAGCTCTGGATCTCCTAATGATCTACCAATAACAAATTCAACTTCTTCCAACGGTAGAAACAAATTTATAGAATTTGTGGATGGAGGGGATTTAGGAGGAACAGCATTTGTTCAACTTACCCCTAATGATGCTGAAAAAATAGTATTTATTAGGAATAGTTTATCAGGTAGTCAAAGTATTTTAATATTTCAGGGTACTTATGATACTGGAAGAGATTTTGAAATTAAAAATGGTAAGGATTATATTTTAAAGTTTCCAGGCGGAGGTTCTTCATCAACAATTGTAAATGTTTTAGATAATCCAGTAATAGGCACTAATTTAGAAATAGGTGATAATCTTACTTTGTTGTCCGATTCATCTGTTTTAAGTTTTGGTGCAGACAGTGACGTTACCATTACACATAATCACAACACAGGAATAACCTTAAATGATAAAGATATTTCTGGTGTTGCCACGATTAATGGGGCTGGTTTACAAGCTCATAACTATATACTTAATCCAGAATTTAATGTAGCTCAACGTGGTAAAGTTATAAATGCAACAACCCCTTTTGCAAATGCTAATAATGATGCTAATTATACTTTAGATAAGTGGGTCTTACTAAGTGATG